ATGTTTCCCCCCCGCCTCGCGCAAAGCATGTATAGTACGTCCCCCCCCGAAAGCAGTAACGGTGCGTGATAGATTCAACGATCAGAACCCGAGAGGCAAAGCGAAAGCGTGCTGAGCGTTTGCTTGAGCGGCTCGTTGAGATTCCCAAGCCAAAGAGTATTCGCCGCAGAAACCGTCTGGAAAAAAACATCTTTAAGTGGCTCGCGTGGTATTTCTCCGACATCTTCACCTACAAGTTCACCGAGCAGCAGCAGGCGATGATTGCCGCTCTGGAACACGCTCTTGAGTTCGGCGGTGATCAGGGATTGGCAGCCAGCCGCGGCGAAGGCAAGACGACATATAGCGAATGCGTGGTGACGTTCTGCGTGCTGACCGGCAAGGTCAAGTTCGCCGCTCTCTTCTCCGCCACGGGCACCGATGCCGAGCACAGCCTGGATTCGATTAAGGATCGGCTGGAAACCAACGACCGGCTGCATGACGATTATCCCGAGGTGTGCGTTCCCCTGCGGGCGTTGGAGAACACGCCGAACCGAGCACACTACCAGATGGTGAAGGTCAACGGCAACGAGGCGGTTCCTTCGCGGTTCAGTTGGTGCGGCCGTGAGATCATCATGCCACACGTTCCCGGTTCCCGGTGTGCTGGGTCTATCATTGCCACGCGCGGACTCGATGCGGCTGTCCGTGGCCTGAAGATCGGCAACCAGCGGCCCGACCTGGCGGTGATCGACGACCCGGATACCGAAGACACCGTCAACAGCGAAGAACAGGCATTCAAGTTGGAGCGGAAGATAGACCGAGCCATTGCAGGTCTGGCGGGGCAGAAACGCCAGATCGCTCGGGTGATGCTCACGACGATCCAGCGCCCCAATTGTGTGAGTGCTTGGTTCACGGATCCAGAGCGAAAGCCTACCTGGAAGGGCAAGCGGTTCCGGTTCCTCGTGCATCCGCCCAACCGCGAGGATATGTGGGATGAGTACGTGCAGATGCGGAGTGGAGACTTGCAAGCCGTAGATGAGGACGGCACGCATACCGATCCGCACGGCCGCCGATCTCACCAGTGGTATGTCAAAAACCGCAAGGCAATGAATGCTGGGGCTATCGTCGCCAATCCAAACCGGTTCAACGACCAGATATTGCCCGATGGCAGCCAGGCGGAGGTATCCGCACTGCAGAGATACTACAACGAGGTGTCGCGAATCGGGCAGGATGCTGTGGATACGGAGTACGACAACAATCCGCCCAAGGAGTTTGGACCGATCGAGTCGGGGATCACCGCCCACCGCATCCAGAAGCAGGTGAGCGGATTCGATCGGCTGGTGATTCCTCCCGATTGCGTGGTGATTACCCAGGGGATCGACGTTGGAAAGATGATATGCCATTGGGTGGTGAGGGCATGGCGGGCGGACGGTACAGGATACACGGTGGATTACGGCGTGCATGAGGTACACGGTACTGTCTACGGTTCTGATGCTGGCGTAGACATTGCTATTCGAAGAGCCATTCTCGGACGTATGGAAGACTTCACTTCCACCAAGTTTGCATGGCCTGATGACACTTCCGCAGAGCTAGATACATTTACGCTTGTAGACGCCGGCTGGAGAACCGACGACATATATGATGTGTGCGGAGAGATTGGCGTTGGGATCGCTCCAGTGATGGGAGCCGGAAAAAGCAGCGGGTGTGTCAAACTTAACTTCTCGCGTCTCCAACGCAATACAGCGGACAAACGACCTGGTGACGGTTGGTTTATGTCTCGGCAAAAGCGACCGAGAAAGTCGATCTGGCTCGTCTATGCAGATACAGACCGCTGGAAGGCGTGGGAGCATGACAGGTGGATGACGGCAGCCGGCCGACCTGGATCGCTCCAAATGTACGGCCAGCCGAGCGACCGGCCCGATAGGCTAGGAGACGATGAGAAGCGACACCACGCCTATGCCAGGCACATCACCAACGAGATCGAAATAGAAGATATCGTTAAAGGCGTTTTGAGAAGGAGCTGGAAACCAAAAAGTAATCTCACCCACTGGCTGGATGCCAGCTACTACAGCGATGTAGCCGCCAACATGAAGGGCATCCGAATTGGCACATCGAAGGTGATTAAGGGAGAGGCCAAGGCAACCAAGACGCTGGCCGAAATGGCAGCGGAATCGAAGGTCGATAATGGATAACGGCAGACCCAAGACTCTAGCCGAAATGGCTCAAGCATCAGCATCCGGTACTGCGTGGTCGTGCCCTCGGTGCGGCTGCAATGCGTGGCGAGTGCTCAATTCGTACATGAGTCACGGCAGGCGACGAAGGCGGCGCGAGTGCCTGAACTGTCATACGCCTATCCAAACCTATGAGGTGCCGGTTCCGGCTGGCTATGACGTGCAGGTTGTGGCGAAACGGAGATGATTTGCTACAGGTAGCAACATTGTCCAGTTAGCGTTGCCAGTGTGGCTATTCATGCCATGATATCGACATGGCCATCTTTACAACTGCCGATCGCGACGCGGTGAAAGCTGCAATGGTGACGTTTGCAACCAAAGGATTCGCCACTGTTTCGGTGGGCGGGCAGTCTGTGACTATCAAGGCGCTCGACGAATTACGCCGGATGCTGGAGATGATCAACGCGGACCTCGCATCAGGCCAGGACAAGTTCGGACTTCGCATGGTCAAGCTGCGACCGCCAGGAACCGGCTAGTGTCAATCGTATCGTCAATTCGCAAGATGTTCTCTCGCTCGCCACGCAAGGTTGACGAGCTGGCTGAACTGCTAGGCCGCTATGGTGCCCTGCGTGCCAGCTACGACGCGGCGCGAACGACCGACGACAACGCGAATCACTGGGCCAATGCTGACACCTACGACGCTGACTCGGCAAACAGCCGTGAAGTCAGGGGAACGCTTGTCAGCCGCTCGCGATACGAGATCGGGAACAACGGGTACGCCGATGGTATCGCCCAGACGTATGCCACGGACCTGATTGGGCTCGGCCCGAATCTCAGAATGCAGACATCCTCGCCGGCGTTTAACAGCATGGTAGAGATGGAGTGGTCATTGTGGGCCAAGGCATCCCAGTTTCGCCGCAAGTTCTGGACGATGGCACATGCCAAGTTCAGCGACGGCGAGGCGATCGCGGTCATGCGGAAGAACCCACGCATGGCTCACAGGATCAAAATGGATTTGGTGCTGTACGAATGCGAGCAGTGCCAGACTCCGTTCATTCCGTATGGCGTTCCAGGGTATGTCGATGGTATTCGCTTCGACGAGTTCGGGAATGCCATCTATTACGACATCCTCAAGGGGCATCCTGGTGCGGTCAACTCGTTCCATACGACGCTGGAAACAGAACAGGTTGCAGCCGATCGGGTGCTGCATTGGTTCAAGATGCGGCGACCTGGCCAGCACCGGGGCGTGCCGGAATGTGCTAGCACACTAAACACCGGGGCAGCCGCTAGGCGGTGGCGTGAGGCTACGCTGGCTGCAGCGGAAACGGCTGCCGAGTTCTCGGTGTTCCTCAAGACCCAGTTTCAGCCGGACGAGATCGCTGCGGTGTCTCCCATGTCCACGCTCGATATTCAGAAACGCATGATGACGGCGCTGCCCAACGGTTGGGAAGCCACACAGATGAAGGCCGAGCACCCGTCGGCGACATACGAATCATTCCACGACCAGCTTATCAACGAGCAGGCACGGCCGGCCAACATGCCGAAGAACAAGGCCAAGTGTGACAGCTCGCAGTACAACTACGCTTCCGGGCGACTCGATCACCAAACGTACTACGCGGCACTGGATGTCGAGCGGCAGGACGGAAATGAGTTGGTGCTCGATCCGCTGTTCGGCGTTTGGTTCGATCTGGCGATTGTCAATTACGGCTGGCTTGGTGGTGACCCGCAGGCTATTGGTCCAGGTGCCAAGTCGCATCTATGGGACTGGCCGAAGCACCGCGTGGCGGATGTGAAGTCCGAAGCGGATTCGATCGAGACGCGACTACAGAGCGGCCAGGTGGGATTGCACCAGGTGTATTCCGATGCAGGTCTAGACCTGGAAGACGAGATTCCTGTGATGGCTCGCACTTACGGGCTGACCGATGACGAGATGCGGACACGGTTGCTCGATGTGATCCTGCCGCCCATTGGCAGTGCGATGCCAGCCGTGGCAGAAGTCACGCCGGAAGACATCACGAACGACGTAGCTGCAATCTTGCAGGCGAGGGGAGCCAACGGAAATGCCCATAAATAAGAAACTGATCGCGATGTCTGGCGAGGTCGCCATCCAAGCGGCCGAAGCGGAAGACAAGCAGGCGACGTTCAGCGTGGTTGCTTACACTGGCGGCCCGATGACACTCGGCTACTACGATCTGCCTGTGGTGGTTGATCTGGAGGGGATGGACTTCGGTAAGTCGATAATCGCCAACCTCGACCACGACCGGTCACAGCGAGTCGGGCACGTCACGGTACACGCCATCGAGGGCGGTCAGTTGACGCTATCGGGTGTCGTGTCCGCAACTACTTCGGCCAGTGCCGAAGTGGTGGGCAATTCAAAGAGTGGATTCCCTTGGCAGGCAAGTATTGAAGCCATGCCGGGTGAGATGACGGAACTAGCTGCCGGCAAAACGGCAGAGGTCAACGGTCAGTCTGTTGCTGGCCCGGCTTATATCGTGCGTACCAGCACGCTCAAGGGATTTGCGTTCGTAAGCCACGGGGCAGACGACAATACAACTGTTTCGATTGCGGCAATAGCCGCTGATTCAAAGGAGACTGCTATGGACCCGGAACTGAAATCGTGGATTGAGGCGATGGGCTTCATCGCTGAGGAACTGTCTGCCGATCAATTGGCTGGACTCAAGGCAAATTTCGATGGAAAGAGCAAGGCCGTAAAAGAAAAGCAAAGCACCTCGAACCCGTTCGAGGAAAGGCGGATCGAAGCAAAGCGGCTGCGCGAGATGCGGGAAATCTGCGATCGGTATATTGAGTTGCGGCACTCGGACGAAGAGGAGATCATCTCGATCGAAAAGATGTACAATCACGCCGTCGAAGCAAAGATGACTCCGCAAGATTTGCGGCTGGAACTGTACGAATCCTCGATACCAATTACCGGGCCGATCGTAAGCAGAAGTCGTGACACCGGTTTGACTGCTCGCGTTGTCGAAGCTGCCGTCTGCCAGGCTGGTCGCCTTGCTGGTTACGAGGAAAAGTACACGGACCAGGAGCTACAGGGTGCTCACGACCGGTTCCGTCAGGGGATCGGGCTCAAGCAGTTGTTCCTATTGGCTGCTGAATCCAATGGATACCGGGCGAGTTATTCGCAGGACGTGACGATTGACGTGCAGCGAGCTGCGTTTGGCATGGCATCGCCGCGAGAGATTCGGGCCGGTGGAATCAGCACGCTCTCGATCTCCACTATCCTGAGCAACGTGGCCAATAAGTTCATCCGCGAGGGGTGGATGGCTGTCGATCAAACACCGATGCGGATCTCCGCTGTGCGGAACGTGCGAGACTTCAAGACGATCACAACGGTCAGCCTGACCGGTGACCTGCAGTTCGCGCTCGTGGGGCCGGATGGAGAGATCAAGCACGGTACGCTTGGTGACGAGTCGTACAGCAACAAAGTGGACACCTACGCCCGAATGCTGGCGATCACTCGTACCGACATCATCAACGATGATCTTGGCGCGTTGACTGCCGTTCCTCGGCGTTTGGGCCGTGGTGCCATGTTGATGCTCAACAACATCTTCTGGACTAAGTTCCTCAACAACACCGCGTTCTTCGCGTCCGGAAACAGCAACGTCAACGAAGGCGTGGCGGATATGACACTCAATGGTTTGACTGCCACGGAACTGATCTTTATGAATCAGACTGACCCGGACAGCAAGCCGCTCGGAACTCAGCCTGCAATTCTGCTCGTTCCCACGGCGTTGAAGGCTGCTGCTATGACGCTGATGAACAGCGAGCGGGTGATTGATGGTACGTCTACTGACAAGCAAGGAGATGCCAACATCTGGAGAGGTCGATTCCAGGTTGAGTCAAGCCCGTACATGCACAACTCCAGCTACACTGGCTACTCAGCGGCTGCGTGGTATATGCTGGCGAGTCCCACTGACATGCCAGTTATCGAGATTGCTGCACTCAACGGGCGTGTCGAGCCAACCGTGGAAACAGCCGACGCTGACTTCAACGTGCTGGGCGTCCAGATGCGTGGTTACAGTGACGTTGGCGTCAACCTCCAAGAGTACCGCGGTGGCGTTCGAGCTGATGGCGGTGCCAGCTAGGAAGGGCGTGATTTGTGAAGACCATCAAGGTGCTTCGCAACCTTGGGTCCGGCCTCCCACAACTTGTCGAAGGGCAGGTTGTGGAGGTCGAGGACTCGGTGTGCGACAAGTTAACATCTGCTGGTTTGGCGGAGCTGATTCGTGGCGTGCCCAAGCCGGACGAGATTCAGGCGGTGCCACCTGAAGTGGCCGAGGAAACCCCGGTGTACGAAACGCCGAAGCGACGCGCGAAGAAAACCAAAAAGAGCGAAGAATGAGCACGTCACAAAAACACACGTTCCTCGCGATGCCCGGCTACGGGCGCCAGACGGCCGACGCTGGGCGTTCGCTGTGGCGTGCGTCGCGTGACATGGACAACGTGCTGGTCGAATACAAGGCGGGTTCCTTGCTCGCCAACAACTTCAACCATTTGTGGTGCACGGCACTCAACGCGAAGAACGAAGGCAAGCCGATTGACTACTTCGCGATGCTACATGATGACATCGGGCTGGATGACTTCTGGCTAGATTCGCTCATCTCAGAGCTGGAGTCATCTGGCCTCGATGTTCTTGGCGTTGTCTCACCGATAAAAGACACGCGAGGGCTCACCAGTGTTGCTCTACACAACGACGGCGACAACTGGCGTCCGAAATGTCGGTTGACAATGCGGGAGATACACAGGCTACCTGAGACGTTCACGAGCGAAGACGTAGGCTATCCGCTACTGATCAACACAGGGTGCTGGGTCTGCCGGTTCGATATGGACTGGGCACGGCAGGTACACTTTGAGATCAACGACCGGATTGTTCTCGATAAGAAGTCGGGCAAATACTTCGCCCAGGTCGAGCCGGAAGACTGGTACTTTTCGAGGCTGCTGCACGAGCTGAATCTGAAGGTTGGATGTACCAGGAAGATCCACGTCGATCACCGTGGTGAACTGAACTATACGTCGGCCAAGGCGTGGGGTGGATGCTCGTTCGACGAAGAGGCGATCGGTGAGAGTCTGCTGGAAGATACTTTCCCCGATGACATTCCAGGTTGGCTGACACGTACCGAGGGCAGCAAACTAGAGGAGTTGTCTAAAGGGAAAGACGTGTTGGAGATCGGCAGCTACCTTGGACGATCAACGGTGTGCATTGCAAGAGCGGCCAATCATGTGACAGCCGTTGACTACTTCGATGGCCGAGAGACACCGGTTCCAGGAGCCACCTACGATGGTTTCCTGCGGAACATCCAGGCCCACAAGGTATCCCACAAAATAAGCGTGCTGCATCCAAGCGATGACCTGCCCGATGAGGCATACGACCTAGTGTTCATCGACGGTGCACACGATTACGACTCAGTTGTCTCGGACATTGATAAGTGCCTGGCAGCTTTGAGAGGAGACGGATTGCTCGTATTCCACGATTACGCATCGGGCATCGATCCCGGAGTGACAAAAGCGGTTGACGAGTTAATTGACGCTGGTGCAAGCATACTTGCAATTCACGATTCGTTGGCGGTAGTTAGTCCGCCTGCAACTATCAGATCGGAGACTCAATATGTCTGAGACTACATTTCGGCACGGTAACCCGGTCATGGTCGATTACACGCCGGCGTCCGGAAATGTCGCTGCTGGCGAGGTCGTGCTCGTTGGCAATACCACGGGCTGGACGTGTGGCATCGCTCACAGCCCAATCACTAATGCCGTTCAAGGCGCAGTTTCCGCAGGCGGTGGCGTCTACGATGTCATCAACCTCGACAACGCGGCAGACGGTGCCAAAGTGTACTGGGACGGTAGCAAGGCTACCACCACGAGCACCAACAACGCGACGTTCGGTTTTGTGGTGGCTAACGGTGGCGGCGGTGCCAACACGACCTGTCAGGCAATCCACAAGCCCTACGTTTAAGCTGCGGGTGTGACGAATGAATATGATGCAAGATGCCGTAGAATTTCTCGGTAGCAAGTCGCAGGACGCTGCAGGTGTGAGCATCACCTATGCACGTGGGGCCGGCTCGGTCTCGCTCACGGCGACGATCCACCAGCAGGATCAGGATGTGCTTGACACCGAGGGATTCGGCATCACGTCGCTTGATCGGGATTACGTGGTACATGCTGCCGACCTGGTAATCAGCGGCAGTAAAATTGAACCACGCACAGGTGATAGGATCACCGAGACGATCGCGGGAACCGCCATCACATTAGAGGTGATGGCACTTGGCGATGCTCACGAGTGGGAACCGCACGACAACGAGGGAATCAGGATCGTCATCCACAGTAAGAAGATCGCATGACCAATCCAGTTGATATCGCGATTGCCGATGCCGCGGCTGCCGCCTTGAATGCGGAAACGTTCAGCATGGTGTTCGATTGTACGCGATCCTATGCCGACTGGGACGAAGCACTAGAGGATGCGAATACGCTGCTCGTCGATGTGGTTCCGCTGCAGACAGGGCCGGTGACGACCCTGGAGGAACGTGGTGCGGTTGAGTACCGTTGCGAGTTAGATATTGCTGTTCGATATCGGTTTGGGACCGATGAACAGACAGAGGCCACTGGCAGGATCTCGAAGGAACAGATTGATCCGTACAAGCTGTTGCTAGAGGAGATTGCCGAGTTCTTTATGACGGACCGGCTGGCAGACGCCAACGTGGCAACTTGGCAGGAAACGAACATCCAGCAAAGCTGGAGCCGCAAGCACTTGCGAGAGATGCGGCAATACTTTGGATTCGTGCGACTGGTATTTCTGGCAACCAAAACATTGAGCTGACCATGTTTAGCGCCGTGCTGACAAAAATGGTGAACAACTCGCGCCGCGTGCAGGAAGCTGCAGAGCGTGCTGCACGGCGTGCGTTTGCCAAGTCGGCATTCCGTATCTTTCGCAGTGCTCAGGCGTCAGTAAAGCGATCGAGAAAACCATCCAGCCCAGGACAACCGCCACATACGAAACGCGGCCAACTGCGGCGAGCCATTCGCTACCACGCCGACAAAAGCGGGGCTGTGATCGGACCGGTATTCTCGCGAGTCGGAACGGCCGGAGAAGCCCACGAGTTCGGTGGCGAATATAAGAATCAGCATTTCCCAGAGCGGCCATTCATGGGGCCTGCACTGCAGCGTGAATCAGAATCATTTGCCGGGGAATTCTCCGGTTCCATCGGTGAATAAGGAGCCAAGACATGGCCAAGCGTATGGGCTTTGAGGGAGAACTGTACTGGGGCACTGCCGGATCAACAGCAGCCACAGAACTGACGATCGCTCGGGACGTGTCCTATGCCTTTGAGAATTCAGAGGCGGACATCTCCGATCGGTCGTCAATCATTGACCTGGTAGACGTGGCCGGCGTAAAGTTCTCTCTCGAATTCGAGGTGAACAATCAGGACACGGATACATTTATCGCTGCGGCTCGCGCGGCAACGATAGCCGGAAACGCTATGGCATTCAAGACCAAGGATAAGGCATCCGGCTGGGGCGTTGACGGTGATTTCATCGTGAGCGTCAGTGAGTCGCAGGCGTTACGTGATGCACAGCGGATCGGCATCAAAGCCATGCCTACCGACAAATCGGGCAGGGTTCCCACCTGGGCCTAACATGAGGAGCACGCAAGTGCCAAATGCACAATATGGATCGACCGTTTCCGGTGCCGGTGTGAGCATCCAGAAATCATCTGTGATCACGACCGACAGCGGGAGTGGCCTAGAGGTGACGCTTCCGGTGGCCTACGCGATTACAAGCTGGGTCAAGACGGACGCCAACACAGCGGCAGGTGATCTTCCAGCAAGCCACGGGCAAACTGATGGCAAGTTCGATGTGTTTTGGACGGGTGGTTCGCGCATTGGCGTTGACGGTACGATCTCCACCAATGCACTCTCGCTTGACGGCGGCGAAGGGACCGACTTCCCAGAGAGTGCCGACACGACCGTTGTGGTCTGCAAGCAGGTCAGCATCAGTGCGGCGATCGATGGCGACGAGGCGGAACTATTCGCCGCGTGCTTGGAGTATACCGACGCAGCTGCTGTGAGCGTGGGTAACATTGACTTGCAGAGCGTTGACCCGGCTTCGATTGCCAGCTTCGGGCTCACAGCCAATCAGCCCTTGATCTATCGATCGACGGCCGCCCAGGCTGCCCTAACAGGTGATCCTATCGTGACGTGTCTAGCGAGCCACAACAACACGGCCGCCGCGGCTACACTCAAACTCATTGTCATGCAGGACTCGACACCGTGATAGAATTCAAGGATCGGGACTCGCGAACCTGGCGGATTGATCTCAACATCGGCAACGTGTTGCATGTGCGCCGCGAGAGTGATGGCAAGTTCGATCTACTCGATCCATCGAAGGCGGTGGATGGGCAGCCGCTGCAGGTGGTGCTGTCTTCCGATATCTTGGAATTCTGGGAGGTGCTGTGGCTGCTTGTCGAATCACAGGCCAAGTCTGATTCTGTATCGGCCGATCAATTTGGGCAGTCGATGGCGGGCGATTGCTTGATTGATGCTCAAGAGAAGTTTTTTAAGGAGTGGGCGGATTTTTTCCGCTCGCTCCACCGTCCAGACGCTGCGTTGGCGGTGGAGAGTCAGGCGAACATCCAGGCGGCGGCGGTGCGGCTGGTGACGGAGAAGGTGAGACTGATCGACAACGAGACGCTGCGGAACAAGATCAGCTCGACGGTCGAGAAAGCAGTTACGGCCGCCTTTGGCACAGTGCAGGAATCGTTGGATGCGACCCTAGACCGTACACTTGGCGACAGCTAGACCTGATGGCCGAGGGCAAGTTGCAAGCCTTGCGGAGCATGGTAGTCGCACAGGCTACGCTGTTCGGCGCTTCGGCTAACAAAGACCAAGTTGCTGACTTTGTGGCGACGGGTTGGCTGCAATGCTCGGGGGCCGACAGCGAACCGGCTCCGATGCCCTACGATGCGGAGGCACTTAAGACACTAGTGGCCAGTGGGCGAATGGGGTGAGCAATGGCAGGACGACAAGATATCCGAGCGGGCCGTGCTTACGTGAGCCTGTACGTCAAAGACGCGGCGTTGGTCAAGGGCCTACGTGCTGCCGGCCAGAAACTGCAATCGTTCGGTGCTGGCATCTCACGCATCGGAGTAATGTTCGCGGCGGCTGGTGGAGCTGTCACAGGGTCCATTCTGGCCATGTCCAAGCAGTTTGCAGCAGCCGGTGACGAACTGGATAAGATGAGCGTTCGTGTTGGTGCAAGCGTAGAATTCCTTAGTGCGCTCAGCCACGCTGCCCAGATCGGCGGAACCAACATCAACAAAATGGAAGTTGGAATACGGCGAATGCAGCGAGCGGCCTACGACGCCAGCGAAGGCAGCAAGACCGCGGCGGATGCGTTTGGGAAGCTGGGTGTCAGTGTCATTGGCGTAAATGGCGGACTCAAACCGACGGAGGAGTTGTTTCGCGAATCAGCCACGGCACTTAGCAAGATGACGAACAACACGGAAAAGGCCGCATTGGCCACTATCCTATTCGGAAGAGCAGGAACGCAGCTTTTACCGATGCTCAAGGATGGAGCTGCAGGACTCAATGACGTTATGGAAGAGGCCAAGCGGTTAGGGGTGGTGCTGACTACAGAGGATGCCACGTCAGCCGCAGAATTAACGGATGCCATGTTTCGCATGAAACAGGGTATGCAAGCGGTTAAAGTTCAGATCGGTGCTGCACTCGCTCCAATGTTGACCCGACTCGGAAACGTCATTGCCGAGTCGATGACCTCTATAATCGAATGGGTCAAAAACAATCGCGAGCTGATCGTATCCATTGCAGCGGGTGGAGCTGCCGTGCTGGCATTTGGCACGGCACTGCTCGGCATTGGTGGTGCACTTACAATCGCTGGCCTGGCACTGAGCGGATTGGCTACCATCTTCGCGGCTATTCTTTCTCCGCTCGGGTTACTGGTTGTTGGCATCGCAGCTGGAACGGCGGCGCTTTTCAAATTCACCAACGTCGGCCAGCAGGTCATGGACATCTTTGGCGACGACTTCGCGGAGGCATTCGCTGTTGTCAAGGATGCCATCGCTGGCATCTCGGATGCTTTGAGCGCGGGTGAAATCGGGTTGGCTGCAGAGATTGCCACTGCAGGCGTTAAGCTCGCATTCTTTGAGGCGACCGACAGCATCCGCACTATGTGGATCGAGATGAATAAAGATCTCATCTCGGGGCTGCAAAGTGCCTCCACGTCGATCCTGAATATCTGGCGGAAGACATCGCAGACATTGGCTACGTGGTTTGCCGATCTTGGCTATCAGGTCAACCTGATGATCTCAGGACAAGAGGATTACCTGAGCGAATCGGAGCGAGTGGCATCACGGGACAGCTCACTCAATCAGTATTACGACAATTTGCAGTCTGACCTTCAAAGCGGGGTTGATACTTGGCACGACATTACACAGCAAATCCTAGACGAAGACCTCGCTACTGGTCCTGCCAGAATCAGAAAATTGCGTGATGAATTGGCAGCCTTGCGGTCCGAAGCGAGCAGTGCTGCCGAGAGGGCCGCGAAAGATCGCGAGATAAAGCAGGTAGATGAACAATCACCAATAGCTGCTCGTGGAGCGGGTGGCGGTGCTGCTGTCTCGTTCTCATCTGCTGCACTCTCCGCACTTGGCCAGGGAGGCGGCCCGATGGCCAAGCTGGTGGCATTATCTGAGGATCAGAAAAAGACCGCAGAGCAACAACTCAAAGCGATGATCGAAAACAATGAGGAACAACGCAAGCTCACCGCGTTGATGAAAATCGCATGACGCTATTCCGATTCAAAGAACACCGTGATTCACGCAGAGCGACCAGCATCCCGCTGAGCCGCACGGATATCTACACGGCTGCCGGGAGCAACGACGAGGGCTACGTGCGTGCGTGGGCACAGGCAGCCACGCCTAGCGCCATCTCACTACACGATGGAATTGTGTATCGGCAAGACGTGTCACTCGAACCGCTGGGATTTGAATTGTGGAAAGTCACCGTCCCATATGCCGAGAAGAAACAAGACACCGGCAACTACACGCTGTCGTTCGACACGAGCGGCGGCACTGTCCATATCTCCGCCAGCAAGGAAAGCATCCGCAGCTATCCAGACGGAGAGGCACCCGACTGCAAGCAGCTCATTGGTGTTAACGGCGACGACGTGGCCGGTGCAGACATCGTTATTCCCGCTCTGAAAATCACCGTTGACTTCCGCCATCCGGCTGCCATCATCACGATTGCGAGAATTAAGTACCTGGCACAGATCACCGGGACGGTCAATTCTGAGGAGTTCCTGACGTTCGCCGCTGGCGAGGTGCTGTTTCTCGGTGCGGCCGGTTCCGAGGGGACGGACAGCGAGACGAGCGTGGCGTACCAATTCGCCATCAGCCAAAACGTGGACGATCTGTCGATCGGTGCGATGGCCGATATAGTCAAGGACGGCCACGAGCTGGCATGGATCAAGTTCAAGGATGCTGTCGATACTCCAGACGCTACAGCCCTGCCGGTCAAGCAACCCGAGTTTGCGTATATCGAGCGAGTCTACGAAACGCAGGACCTAGCCACTGCACTCGGATTTGGATAATCGCCATGACGGATCACGTATCATCTGGTCAGCCGATCCCACGCGGCAAGGATCTCTGGAACAACATCATTGGCTCGGCCAACGATTACGCCTCATCCAAGCGACTTGGCGATGCTGGCAGCCAGCAGCAGCAGATCATCCAGACGAATGTGATCAAGATCAAGAATTCCAGCGGTTCGCACATCCGGCTAGGGGAAGTGCTGGACATCACCGGATTCCTGCTGGGCAATGTCCGACGATCCGAGCTGTGGTTTGACGGCGACACACCCGACACCACCAACGCATTCGCGATCGCGTTGCAGGACATCCCAGACGACTCCATCGATCGGGCACAGGTCAGTGGAGTTTGCGTGGCACTGGTCAATGTCACTAATGCTGCCCACGGATATGCCGACGTGGCCAACGGCAACCAGGTCTTGCAGAGTGCCGAGACGGGATCGATGCGAATCCTATACAAGCCATCGGGGACTGGGGAGAAGACGTGCGCGGTGCTGTTCACGATGACGGTTCCAGCACACCCAAAGCCGGTGATTCGATTCAGCCTCGATGAAGCGTTGGCCAGAACCGACACGGATTGCGAGGGTAGCATCGAATTCCAGCTCGGATCAGGAACAGATCACGCCGACGTGACGATCACTCTTAACAATCCAGCCGACGCCACGACAGGCAATTACACTTATGCTGGTGCGTCGGGAGCAACCGGGTGGGCTGTGTGGGAATCTGGCACCGACTTTCACATCATCGATATGGATTGCCTGGCATAATGGGTTGGTTTAATCGCTGCTGTGGTATTGCACAATGTACCGACGCTTGCACAGGCGGCACCACGCCAGCGACTGTTTCGATTACGCTCACGGGATATTCTGACAACGGCTGCTCGGATTGCGACGAGTTTTGGAACGCGACACATATCCTCGCCGTGCGAAGTGGTCTGTGTACGTGGCAGAAATCCGGTACGTTTTGCAGCGGTGAGCAGTATTACATCAACGCCGGAGTGACCACGGCTGGATGGTGGTGTGAAGTGTACGACTGGTATGTCAGTCCGTATTCTAATGGCGGCGCATATTTTACTTGGGTAAATAATCCTGCGGGCAAGTTTGATTGCACGACAACACGAACTCTGACGTATGTCGGCCCGACCTTACTCGGCGAATACGAATACAACTGCTATCACACCGCACTGACATGTCAGGTACATTAGATTGGACGTGTCCCGTGTGTGGCATTGCTACGCGGGTGCCGAGAGACTTTGTCCGCATTAACTGCGTGTGCGGATCTCGCATCAACCGTGACGGCACGGTGGCCCACTACGGCAAACCAGCCGAACCTATCCCCAAAGCTACGCTAGACAGCCGCACGGCCACCTGCGTGGCGTGCATCCACTATCGCAACGTGCGTTGCACCCAGATAGACCGGGGCTGCCGGCGGACGTACCAGGGTGAGCTGTACCGCGTGACCGGCACCTGCCCGCTGGGGCTGTGGCCTGCTCTCTAATCTCTGCGCAAACGCGATACTTTTCTGCGACTTTGCGCAATCTCTGTTTTTACTATGGATCACTGTTGACTTCCAACCGATGTATCTATAGTATCGTCAGTATGAACAGTAACAACACACACAAGGGCCAGGCAAAGCAAGCCGAATCACGCCAAGCTACACCCGGTACAGGGACACTGGCTACAGCGTGCGGGACTGACTTCCCTGGCCCTTGTGGTTGTGTTGCAACGCGATACGAAAGCGAGGTGATAACATGAAAGCGGACAGCAAACCACTCAGACGCGAAGAGCTGGCTGCGAGGTGCGGCGTGACCACTGCAACCATTGACCGCTGGCGCAAGGCTGGCAAGATCGAAGCCATCCCACATCCAGTCGGGGCAGGTCGTGGGCGGGCAGTGTACTACCACTGGCCTGCCGTGGCAAAGCGGCTGAAGATCAAGCCTCGCTAACCCCCAACCCAAAACGCTACCAACGGCGTGACCGGTTACCGGTACGCACTAACCGAGGACTAACCCATGAATGAGATCGAGCAGTTTTGCCGCAGAAACCAAGCGTGCAGTGAGGGCCAAGAGTGGGCACTGGCTCACTGCGAAACGATGGCGGAGGTCTGGGACACGGTCAGACCGGATTGGCTGATCTGGGTGGCGACACGGCCTGGCGTCCTGGGTGACCGCGAG